CTGCAACGCTACAAAAACCACTTTTCACCTCTGTAATCGTGGTTTTCTTTGCCAATATCGGACGCCATATCCACAATTCAGACTCTAGATCAGCTCTTAATTTGCCAGGGGCTTCACCACTTGAGTTTGAGCCCCGGCGGTTAGGCTCCCAAAGTTCCCCGCCGCTTTTTTGAAAAAAACTGCAAAGTTCAGTTTAAGAACCTCCCAGATTAGCTCGTAAAAATCAAACAGGTTATCAGCGGTAAACGCTTGGTTTACACCCATCGCGTCTTTAATGAAAATCTTTTTCTCAATAAAGTAAACCCGCGAATTTGCAAACATCGGGAACACAATGGAATCCATCACTTCTTCGGTGAGATTTTCAGCAAGGATATTAGTCACTTCGCTCAAATCAGCATCCAACAGATTGACAGATCCTTTACCTTTGGTGAGTCCACCAATGACGGGAAGAATAACCTTGTTCAAACGCAACAGAATCTTGTTAGCGTCAAACGCATTCATTTTCATGGCCGTATATTCAGACTGGCCAATGATAATTGTTTCTGGGTGCATGGTTATTCCTTATGTGTATTTGTTTCAATTATACGAAAAAAAGCCCGTCAGAGCGAATCATGACGGGCCAACGCACACCCCAGAGATTAGGTGCCTGCGAGTGACAGTTTCAAATCAGCACAATCGAACAGGAAAGAACGCTCACCGACTTCTTTGCCAAAGACAATTTCAGGCGGTGTCTTGAGCCACGACTGAGTAGACACCACCAGTTCAGCGCCATCACCTGGCGATACGATCTGGATTGGAATCAAGATGTCACCATCAAACAGGAAATTATCCAAAGCCACCAAGGCAGACAGTTCATTGACCGCTGGAGAGCTTTGGAGTAGCTTAATCTCGATAGAGCCAGACTTATTGCCATTGCGAGCGCGAGCCACATGTCCGTCAGCGCCCACGCGCTTCATATACAGGTCTTCATCACGTTTTGCTGTAATGAAATCGCCATCAATAAAGCCAGAGACGATAACGCCACCGACGATGACGGTTAGTTTTGTTGGGTCGTAAGTAGTTGCCATTTTTTTATTCCTTAAAAATTAATTTCCAGTTGCTCTTTTTTGTTTAAAAAAGAAAATATCCCATTGCTCTTTAGAAGCTTTTGAAACAAGGTGAGAAAATTGCTTGCCAGTCTTTATTCGGCTAATGGTAGCAGCACTAATGCCTAGTTTTTTAGACAAAACACTATTTGCAATTTCAGGGTTATCAAGAACATTTTGCGCAACTTCATCGTTTATTACTCTGAGTTTTGCAATTTGCGGCTGAGAACCCCTGATTGAACAAATTAAATTCTTGCTAATTCCATACACGTCAGATAGTGTTTGAGTGTTTGTATGTTTGTCTTCCTTTATCAAAGATCGGACGGCATCACTCACAATTGAATTGTGATGTTGCTCGCCTTTTTTCATACTTTTTGCATAGCTACCAACTGGTTTTTGTATGACGTTGCACTTTTTCCATGCATTACCATGCCTAATGCCCTTAATGGTGGATGTTGAAACGCCATACTTTTTTGATGCCAAGCCAGTGGATAGGTTTACATCTAAGCGAATTTCCTCAACTTCTTTATTTGACAATTTTGAATTGAAATGATCTTCGCCATAGTTCAAAACTGTAATGCTTCTAAAGTGATCTAATGGATTAGCGCAGTTATACCCGCTGCCATTTGATGCATGCGCGTTAAACAAATTCATTACTGAATGTTCGTAATAGTTCGACATTTCTCCATCGCAAACTAAAACAAGTTCATGCTTGAAATTATCTTTTCCATACTTTCGTAATGCACTATGAAAAACATTCTTTTTCTTATTTTTCACAGCATCATATAAATGTTGTGAAAAACGATAAGCCACGGGCTTTACAGTTTGTCCGATGTAGCATTTTCCGTTAACCAAGTTGGTTATCTTGTAAATGTTTATCGGCTTTACCTTGGAATCCGTGGCTTTTTCAATCATGAGTTATTATAGCTCATAACCTACACTTCCTGAAACGTTCAAAACATGGATTGCCCCAGCCAACCGGGCCGAGAAGTCCAACGTCAAAACGCGAGAGGCTTTCACCAATGGGTCAATCTCAGAAGAGATAGGAGCAGTGATAACAAAGCCGGGAACGGTGTTGCCATCGGCGTCAATCTCATCCGGCGCGATATAACCAACGCTAACACCTTGCTGCAAAGACTTGCGCAGGTTAGTGACGCAAAGTTGAATACCCGCATCGGTATATGGGACTTTTGCGCGGTTAATCATCATCATGACCATGTTGGTCTGAATCAAATCTTTCAACCAGTCACGGCCACGGATAACGTCAATCCACTCACCTGCCGCCACTTTACCGGGATTGGTAAGCGCGATCTGAGTCTGAATTGTGGATATGGCGTCCGATATTGGCAAAGAAAACCACGATTACAGAGGTGAAAAGTGGTTTTTGTAGCGTTGAAGATTTGATGAAGTTGAATGCTTTAATGGATATGTCGGATGCTTATCAAGATCAGGCGATGAAAAAGAAAGATTGAATATATGGCGACGGTGCGTGAATTAGTGACAAAAATCTCATTTGGCGTTGACCAAGGGAGTCTTAACCGTGCCGAAAGTTCGATCAGCAAGCTGTCAGGTATGCTTTCAGGCATTGCCGCGTTCGCTTCTTTGCGTGCGTTGGCTGGGGTGGCGGATTCGATGCAATCACTGGAGGCGCGCATCGGGATGTTGCCTCAGACTATTGGTGATGTGGGTGCATCGTTTAACGAGGTTTCACGTCATGCTAGTGATGGTCGTCAATCTCTAGAGGCTTATGGTTCGTTCTATACCAAAGTTGGTAACGCTGCCAAAGGCTTGATTAAAGATCAATCACAATTACTGACCGTTACTGATACGATTAGTAAGGCGCTTGTCGTTGGTGGTGCTACGGCTCAAGAACAATCAAGCGCCATGCTTCAATTCGGGCAGGCGCTTGGCTCTGGTGTGATGCAGGGTGAAGAATTCCGCGCCATGGCTGAGGCTGCGCCACAATACATGGATGCACTATCCGAGGCCATGAAGATTCCGCGTGAGCAGCTAAAGAAGATGGCAAGTGATGGCAAACTAACATCAAAGGCGGTGATTGAAGCAACCATGAAGATGTCAACCATTTTTGAGGAAAAGTTTCGCAAAATGCCAATGACCATTGGTGGTGCGACAACCATTATCGGTAACAAGTTCAAAACAATGGTTCAGAATATGAACCGTGAATCTCACGTTGTTACCAATGTGGCAAACTTTTTTTTGAATGCCTTTGACCGTATTGAGACTGGCTTTAAATCATTCGTTGAATTCGTGGGCGGTGGAACTAATGCGCTTAAACTGTTTGGCATTGCATTGGCTGCATTGCTTGGACCTATTGCGCTTGGTGGCTTGCTAAGTGTTCTTGGTGCCATTCTGTCACCTGCTGGATTATTGGTGGCTTCGCTTGTCTTGCTTGGCCTAGCCATTGACGATATTTACACCTACATGGAAGGCGGGCAGTCTCTGTTTGGTGATTTCCTTAAAGACTTGAAAAATGGCGATGCTATAACCACTGTTTTGACGGCTGGACTTGTGGCCGCTGTCGCACAGTTTGGTTATGTTGCTGTTGCTTACGCTGCTATGTGGGCAAAGATGCGCATTACAGCCTTGCTAGAGGGTGCGCGTGTTGCGGGTGCTTGGCTAATGGCTATGGGTCCGACTGGCTGGGCAATTGCTGCTGGCGCTGGTATTGTGTTGGGTATTGGCGCTTTAATGAGCCATGTAAACAGCACTATTGCCGAGGAAAAAGGTAAACCAAGAGTTGGGCCGGGTAGCGTAAGCCCTAGAACTTTACTACCTAATCTCGCGCCAGCATCACCCACTGCGCCAGCGTTTCACCAGACTAACAATTTCACCATGCCGCCCGGTACGCCGCAATCTCACGTTGACTTGCTTGAAAAAGGCGCGGTTAATATTCTTGGTCGAGAGACGGAGAAAATGGCGCGTGACATGAATGCACAAGGTAATTAAATGATAGGTTTTTACTACGGTGGTCCAACTTCAAGTACCAAGGTATTCGGCGGTATCTCGTCAATTGATTTTGATGCGACTCTAGATGAATTGCACGACTGGCGCAATGAGGTTACGCAAAACCCCGTTGAGTCTGGTTCGCCAGTGACTGACCATGTTATCGAGCGGTCAGATCGCTTGAAGCTTACAGGAACGATCACAAACAGCCCATTACGCGGCGAGTTTGCAGGTCAATACTTTGGTGGCGACAACGAGTCACCACGCATTCAGACGGCCTTTGATGCCATTCGTGAGCTGTTTAAATCTCGTGATGTAGTCGTGGTTTACACCAAGCACGCAATTTACACTGACATGGTTATCGAATCGGTTTCAATCCCTCGGAATGCTCAGATAGGCGAAGAAGTTCAGTTCACGATGGAATTAGTGAACGTCCGTTTTGTTGATACCCAGTTAGTAAAGTTGCCACCGGGTATTAGTGCAAAGAAGGATAAGAAGGCGGGTAACTTAGGTAAGAAAGCCGAGCCACAAAAAACAGCGGGAAATAAGATGCTGGATGAAAATTACAAGACTAGGGCGCATCCTCTTTCTTTGCCAAAAGCAATTAAAGAAGGACTTACAAAGGCTTTGCAATGATTCTCGCTGAAATACCATTATTGACAGATACGACTGACCAACTGGTTGACGTTGTTTTAAGTGATAACCCGTACACACTTCGCATTCTTTGGAATGAAAAGTACGGCTATTTTTCCCTGTCAATTTATGCTCGGGATGGTGCTGTCATTCTTGAGAATATCAAGATGGTGAAAAACTACCCGCTAATTAGTCGGTTTAAAAATACGCTGTTGCCAATTGGTGATTTGTATTTTATCGACAATAAAAACAAGCATTCACGCGCACTTTATGAATCAGTAGGAACTGGTGATTATTCGCTGGTTTATTACGTGCCTGATGTTGTTGTGTCTGAAGTTGTGGTTATCACGCCAGTAGCGGCTGTTAGCGGCTCTATCTGGGACTCAGGCCTCACTGTATTCGATGGCGGCGCTTCGGTATGGGATGGTGCCTAATGGCCTTATTTGACCGTGTAGCCTCGCTGACTGTTGGAAAGCCAAATGGCAAGGCCATTGAGATTCGTGATCTACGGTTTTCCTTCGCCATCGAAAAGGGCTCGATTGATACTCCTAATTCGTGTACTTGTCGCATCTACAATTTAAACAAAGACTCACGCGCTTTGGTTGAGACTGTCAACAACATTCTGATTCTTAAAACCGGTTACAAACGCGACGTTGGCGAGATTACCATTTTCACTGGTACGGTTACGCGGGCCTTGACTCGAATTGAAGGCGCTGATTCCGTCACCGAGTTGGAAATGTCAGACGGTGGTGCAGAATACAAAGATACAAAGACTTCTTTTAGCTTCGCGCCGGGTGTATCTGCACAGCAAGTTTTAAGCAACATTGCAGCGACGTTTAACCTACCTATTCGGCCATTGCCAAAGGAAATAGCCACCAAGACTTACCCAGACGGTTTCGCTTTCATTGGCAGGTCACGCGAAGCCATGAAAAAGGCTTGTGATTTTCTTGGCCTTGAATGGTCAATCCAGAATAGAGAGTTGCAGATCCTGAAACAGGGCAAAGCGGTTGATATGCAAGCCTTCGTTCTGTCGCCTGACACCGGGTTGATTGAGTCTCCAGAATCAGAGCATAAAATTTACTCTGAAAAGACAGCCGCTAAAAAAGGATTCACAGAAAAGCAAAAAGGCGTCCGCGTTACTTATGGCGAGACTGAATCAGGCAATAACGAAAAGAAGCTAGAGGTCCAAGGCTACCGCGTTAAAAGCCTTTTACAGCCAGCATTGCAGCCGGGTGGATATGTCCGCTTGGATACCCGTGGGATTGATAAGGAATACTTTAGAGTTGAAACAATAACAAGCATAGGAGATACACATGGTCAAGACTGGTACTCGCAACTTGTGTTGCGGTATGTGTGATGGTGCGCAGGACTTGAATCGAACAAGCATTGTATGAATTATGAGTTCACGGCATTAACCATTATGCTACCTGCGCTGAATTGGTGGGGTGGCCGGTAGTGAATTCCGGCATTGGCGATGCTAGTTACCTCGGCTACATAGTTTTTCATGAAAAAACTAGAGGTTCGTTCAGGCTCAACCATTAGTCTTTAGCGCATCACAACTGCGCATTCACCCCATAAATATTGATGGCGACCGTGAAACCCACAATCCTACGCAATGAACATTTATGTTGCGCTTAACCATCAATCATGAACCCTGACTTTACCCATACCCGTTAAAACATGGCAAGGCTCATGA